AATAATATCTTTATTTGTTACTTTTCCATCACCATTAATATCACCTATAATCTCTAATTTATAACTCCCTTTATCTTTTTCAAAATGTGTAGAAACTAATTTTTTCAAACCTAAGAAATCAAAGTTTAATTCAAAATATTTCCAAAAGTTACTCCACTCTGGGTCATCACAATTACAGAAAATCACTTTACCTTTGAAATGTTCTTTATAATGTTTTAACTCTTTTTCTATGTCAGAAAGTTGAGTATAAAACTCGTCATTCTTTTCTGTTTTTGCTTTATGTAAATTGCTATTTTTCATTACTCTTCAATTTTTATGTTTAACATCTTTATAGCAAAATCAGCAAACTGACTATTGCCACCTAAATACTTCTCACCTAAATAAGTTAGTAAAACTTCATCAACAGAGGTACAAACTGTATGAATTCTGTTCCATTTACTATCTTTAAAGAAGATGCCTCTATAAGGATATTTAGTGTCCCACTTATCATCTTTTTTGCCGATTATTTTAAACACTATAAATTCATCTGTTATAATAGGAATACTTTCTAAAGTACATTTAGAGTATACTTTTTCTATTAAGTCTCTTACTTCACTTCTCTTGTCTTCATTTTCTTTTGCGCGCGAAATAAAACCTAAATGAATATTTTTATGTGTTAATAACCAATCTGATTCTTCTATTAACTGTTCTAATCTTTCTGTGTTCATAATTATTTTTCATTTAAAACAGCTTGAATATCTTCATCTTTTGATAGCCAAAATATTATTTCTGTTTCGTTATTTGTTAAGTTTACATTTTTTAATAATTGTAAATATAAATTTACTTTTGCGTCTTTTAATATTTGTGATTTCATTTTTTCTTCTCTTTTACTTTGCAAATGTATAACTAATAATTGGATTGTGCAAACTTTTTAGTGATTATTTTATAATTTTATATAATTCGGCGCATTGAGAACTATAAATTACTTCCGTTTTCTACTGTATCTTTGACTTGTGTTACCGTTGAAAATCAGTTCTTTACCTTTGTTTGCGGCGAAAAAACTGTTGAAATAAATTAATGTGCTTTTTAACTTTTTGGCGGAAAATCTCAACAGAAACCTACTTCAAAAACAGATTAAATAAGAATTCCGCCATAAAAAATAAAGCACATAACACTTTAAATAGTATTAAAACTTATACTGACAATGCGACATAGGAAACCCCTTTAGGCTTTTTACAGTCCTTGACCAAATACTTCTCCTTTTGTGAAAATTTGATTGTATTGGCGATTTAAACTCACAACTTCCGCAACGCCGTACCTCAGATTCTACTCTGACACCTAAACACTGTGTACCTACCCTTCTCAAATGATACATCTTATCGTGCCCGCAACTTTATATGTAAGCCAATTTTTCGGCTATCGGAGAAAACCTCGTCGCTATGTTTAGATATTATTTCAATCCTGCAACTACTAATCCGACTTCTGACCCTCTCCGTCCCCTATGTAACACAATGCCTTACACAGACTTTTTAATGACCTTCCTAAGCCAACCTTGAGGGTGTGATACACTTCTGTACCGCCTGTTTTAAAAATAAAAAACCCTTAACGCAAAAAACAGAAGTTTAAATAGGCATCACTCTATCTAATATATCTTCTGTCTTAATTGTTAAGGGTTAACCTTAAATATTTTCGAGAGATTTCAGAGGTGATGCTTTATAAAATCTTTTTTCGCCGATAAAAAAGTAAAAACAGAAATTTCTGTAATTACAAGTGCAAATATACAACATAAATTACTACTATCCAAAATCCTTATAATTTTTATAAGTTAAGTTTAAAACCCTAATCTCTTTTTCTCTTTTTCTTCAGGCTCAATATCCATTACCTTATCTAAAATCCATTGTTTTAGCTCATCAATAGTCCAACCTTTCATTTTATTCACTTCATTTGAAAAATCAACTTGTATATCTATCTTAGCAAAAGACTGTTCTAAAAATCTAGTAATAATATTAGTATCTTGTATTCCTTCTACTTCTATTACGTACTTGATTCTTGAAGGTCTGTTTTTTATTGTTTCGGGAATTTTGTCTATGTAATTTGTAGTTAACATAAACAAACTGTTATCAATTGAGTCAGTACCATCTAAAAAAGTTTTAAACTCTTGCTCACAATCATATCTATAATTAAAGAAACTATCCGCTTCATCTATGAAAACTAAGATAGGATTATCTTGCACTTTTCTGATGTCTTGAATGAGTTTCCACCAAACTTTTGGTGCATGTCCTCTAATATTGAAAACAATTGCGTTGTGATTAATAACCGCATCATTAAAATATTTTTTAAACATTGATGTTTTTCCAGTTCCTTGCTTTCCATATAAAAGAATTCCCAATTTATGATTATATCCTAATTGATTCACTTTCTCTTTTATTTCGGGCATAAAAAATTTAGAATAAATATTACTAATTTTATCTTCATAATAAAAACCTAAATCACTATTAAACTGCTCTCTATCTTCACAAACAGATAACTTAGCAACTAACCCTTGATTACTGTCAATAACATCTAAATTGTAAACTCTTGGTTCTAATTGTTTTGTGCTGTACTTTGTTTCTAAAATAGAAAAGTCAATATTTCCATCCTCTAAATAATGAAAAGATTTTAAACTTGTTGTATTTTGATTTTCCATGTTATTTTCTTTTGGCGATTCTTTTAGTCTTATTTCATGTGGTATTATAGCTTTACCTGTAAGCCATGTTTCTTTTCCTATCATAATTTTTCCGCAAAAAAAGATTAAATAGACAGAAATTCCTCTAAAACATCTTTCTCTAAAGAAACTTTTTCATATCTTTCCTTCATCTTAATTATAAACACTTCTGAAACATTATTGAATAACATAATACTTTGTTCTGTTGATTTGTTTTCTAATAGATTGTATAGGATTGTTTCTTTATTTCTTTCTATTTCTGTTTTTAATTCTTTTTCTCGGCGATTTTCAAGCCAAAGAATAAGTCTTAGTTTCCAATTTTTTACTACTTTTGTCATTTTTTATTTATTTTATTGTGCAAATATACATTATTATTTTTAAATAGGCAAATTTATTTTACTTAAAATTTGATTTGAAACATGAGTATAAACCTCAGTAGTCCTTACGTTTTGGTGTCCTAAACATTTTTGTATAATTCGTAAATCAGTTCCTGCTTCCAATAAAGCCGTAGCTTGTGAATGTCTCAGTAAGTGAAAATGATACTCTTTACCAATATATTTTTTAACTATTTCATTACAACTTCTAGGTGAATATTGTAAATCAAATTGACCGTTAAAGAGATACTCACTTGGTCTATATTCCTTGAAATATTCGCGCAAAAGATTTAAAACAACAGAAGAAAGAGGAACAAAACGACTTTTTCTGCCTTTACTATTAACAATATGAATCAACATTCTTTTACTATCAATATCCTCAATCTTTAAATTACAGACTTCACTAACTCTCATTCCTGTAGAAAAAGCTAAAGTAATAGTAGCTTTATGCTTCAAATTCTCAATTTTTGAAATCTTATCTAATAAAAAATCTTTATCAATCACTCTTGGTAATTTCTTCTCTGACTTAGGTCTTCTAAAAGACACTTTATCATACTTCTTCTCTAATCCGTATTTATATAGAAATCTAATAGAATTTATCACTTGATTTTGTTGTGAAACTGAACTAAATTTATAGTTATCTAAATAGTTTTGAAAATCTTTAGCATTTAAGTGTGCTGTTTGTTTATCTTCAATACTTTTTATAAAATCCTTTATGTGATAAATATAGTTTTCTTTTGTTCGTGGAGAGTAATTAAGATATATAAACTTTTGTTCGCAAATCTTTATAATTTTTTCGTTTAACATATTGATTTTATTAGTGTTTTAACATAGTTTCATATATATGATAGTTATGTGCCATTTTAGACAATAGTAAGTGGCAATGTAAAATAAATTCGACAAGCCTCTTTTATATGATTGAAATTCTCTTGTGTCTTTTCAATTTTTAAATTATGACACATTAAATGGCATAAATCTTCAACCTGTTTTTCAGACAAGTATTTTGTACCATTTAAAAATTGAATAGTTTTAAATTTAATAGTTGATGCTTCCATTTAATTAAGATTTGTGAAGCAAAACGGCACATAACAACACCCAACCAAAATTGGCGGTGTAGTGCTAAAATGAACTATTTTGCTTCGATTATACATTTGATTAAGTTTGAAAATTTACACTTCGTAATCGCCAACTTCGGTTAGCTGCGAAACGTTAGTTTCAATTGCTACGTTTACGTTAATTTAGACGATTTTAAAATCATTACATTTTAGATACATTAAAAAATCTAATGCCGTCCAATTATCAGTGATTTCTTCTTTAAATTGTCTAATAAATAAATCTGTAAAATCTTTATTCATTATTTTCATTTCATCAGATTTATCATTTTCAATAGCCTTATCTAAAATGTTTTTATCTGCAATTTTATCACAAACATCTATACATTGTTGATAAAAATTTTCTTTGTCTTTAAATGTTTTTTTTGCTAAAAACAAGTGATATTTAGTTTGTTGTTTAGAAAAATTATTTTGCTTTAAGTAATTTTCTACTGTTTTATAAATTTCTTTTTGATAGTCTAATCCACTATCTATTTGGTCGCTAATTTGATTTTCTTGAATACTCATAATTTTTATTTTAAAAAAAAGACTAGCTAATGCGTTTTAGTTTTTTGGTTATTATACTATTGAGTTTTAAACTACTCCAGTTATCGTCCTCTAATCAATTAAGATTGCATTAGTTTAAGAGGAAACTTGTTTTTCAACCTAGTCTTATTATAACCGCAACTGAAAACTAACAGCGTGTTTATTCAATTGTGGCTTTTGGTTTAATTCAATGTTTAGTTTGTACTTTTGTTTTTTGGTCTTAATCTGAAAATTGGTTTTGTGCCATTCCACAACTGAAATAAACACGCAAAACGTTATGCACAATTATAACGAGCCTTTCGTTTTCCAATTTGATGGTGATTGATTTATACCACTAATAAAATCTTCTGGTGAACCACCATCTGTTCCAGTCGGGTCTGTAAATCTTATTCCACCACTTGATACTATAATATCTGAAACCCACATTTCATCATTGTCTTTAATTTCATTCACATTAAAGTTTTGTGGGTGAAATACACCAGATAATGTAATCACTTCAGTTCCATTTTCTAATTTAGCTTTTCTAACTAAATATTTTCCTCTTAAAATTCTTTCCATAAATAACTGTGCCTAACAAAGTGTATAAGCAATAGCCGTTAGGTATTTTAAACTATTGCAGTGTTAATATTAAATTTCATACTTCCAATCAAGTTAAGTGTTCGGCTACTGCTTATACACTCGTCCGTTATGCGTCAGGCTAACGGACACCATACATTGACCAAGTTGAACCAGTGAAAAAACCCTTGTAAGCCTTACAGTCTATTTTTTGACCGACTTGCTTTTCATAATACAATGTTCCGACTTGCTTTTCATAATACAATGTTGGCTCACATTCAACAGTTACGACTTGACCACTTTCAGTTTTTACCATTAAAAGGAATTTTTCGCTTTCGTGTTCAGATGTTACAATTACACCACTTTTTCCGCTACTTGTCATTCCGTAGCCAGTTCCTGTACTATTTCTTTCGGCTTTGTAATGTTTATCAATTACGCTTCCGTAAAAAGGTTCAGGCTTACTTGCTATTCCGTCAATTAAAAAGAAAGCAAGTCCTAAAATAAATATTGCGATTAAACTGCTCACAATTGGCATATCTTCAAACATTTCTCGTATCATATTTTTGTTTTTAAAAGTTTAAAATTCGTTTATAAAAAGCCCGAACGCATAACAGCAATTTGGCAAAATGGCTGGTTCGGTGCTTAAATCAAGTTTTGGATTTCTAATAAACATTTGTGCTAAATCGAACATTTGTCTTTCAAAATCCGCCACTTCGCCAAGTTGCAAAACGTTATGCCTAATGTTGCACAACGAAATCGGTTAAATCACGAGCTGAAAATGAATGCTCTTTTTTACCTTGTCTTAAATCTTTATCTAATTTTTTACAATTAACACGATTA